TATAAATTTATGCAAGATATAATAAAGAAAATATGAAAAGTAAACACTACTACGAAACAGATCGTAACTTAGACAACGCGAAACAACGAAACGACCAACACACTAAAGACTTAATAGACCAGTACAGCGGTAAGACAAGAACAGGGGGTTTAGAAAACGACTGTAGAGTACCAGAATATTACAAAGGAACTAACAACTACGAAGCTAGGAAGGTATGCGACAACTTCGACTTACCTTATCATTTAGCAACAGCGACGACTTACATATTACGAGCTTACCATAAACACGAAACACCTGTAGACTGTTTACAAAAAGCTATTAACCATTTACAATTTGAAATAGAAAAATATGTCGAAAATAATTAACGGTAAAAAGGTAGGTCGTAAAAAAACTAGATTTACAAAAGAACCTATAATAAACGAATACGAAAATATAGAAGACAAGGTAATAACACTACCTACAATAATAACTGAAGACTACGGATTCGAAATGCAATTCGGAATGCAACGAACAGAAGAAATTAGAGAACGGAACTACTTATATAAAAAACACACACCAGACTATAGAAAATGAAATATAACAATATAAAAACAATACTTCGAAAACAAATAGAAACAGGAGTAAAAACCTTGTGGACATTTAACGAAGAACAAAAAGAGTTTACACAAATATACGAGAACTACAATAACAACTTAACTATATACACACCGCAACAACTATTAAATAAATTAAATGAAGTTTAACTGTAACGAATGTAATAAGACTAAAGATATATACAAAGTAAAGTTTGTATCTGTAGGTTCTGACTTAGTATGTAAAGATGCGTATTGTTGCGAACAATATATGGTACAAGTTATAACTGACGAATACGTAGGTATGCCAGAAATTAAACGACCAGACAGCGACACTAACCATCACAAGAAGTCTATAGACATTAATAAAGAGATGGGTAAAGTACAAGACAATATAAATACTGGCAACTGGAATAATGAATAGGACACCAGCACAAAATAAATATTACTTTAAATGTATAGTCTTACCACTTGGTAAATTCTTAGGGTATCATAAGTTTGAAATGCACGAAGCCCTAAAGACTATGTTTATAGCAGACACAAGTAAAGAACTAGACACAAACGAATTTAAAGACTATTGCGAACAAATAAGAGTATGGAGTATGTCAGAGTTTAACTTTGTATTAGAAGAACCTAAAAAATAAAAATTATGAGATTACCAAATGAATTTATTATAACAAACGACTACGAAGCAAAGTTATATGACGAAACAATAGAAGAAATGTTAACAGCTGATATATACACACTAAATATAGAAGCCGATAATATGCTTGAAGAAACTAAAATAACATATATAAACCACGACACAGGAGAAGTAATAAGTAGTCAAGAAGAAATACTAGAATGGTTAAGTTACTTACCAAAAAACAAATAAGACTTATTTATATTATATATTGGTTAATCAATTTATTTCAATTATGGACAAAAGAAAAAACAACGGCGGTGCTAGACAAGGTTCAGGTCGTAAGAGTAAAGCAGAAGAACAAAAGTTAATAGAGAATTTAACACCTATGAACGCTAAGGCGTTAGAAGCTTTAAAAGAAGGGTTAGATAAAAAAGAACAATGGAGTGTTAAATTATTCTTTGAATACTTTTACGGTAAACCACAACAAAGAGTAGACGTAACAACAAACGACGAAAGTTTAAATATGCCGATCATAACATTTATAGACACTGAAACTAAATAGAAAATACGATAACCTATTTACATCTAATTGTAGGTATTATATAATAACAGGCGGTAGGGGTTCTGGTAAGTCTTTTGCAGTTACAGTCTTTCTAACACTACTTACTATGTCTAAAGGTGTACGCGTATTATTTACACGTTATACTATGATAAGTGCACACCTAAGTATTGTACCCGAGTTTTTAGAAAAGATAGGTCTACTAGGTTTTTCTAGTATCTTTAATATAAACAAGTCCGAAGTAGTAAATACTAAAACGAATAGCGACATAATATTTAGAGGTATTAAAACGTCTTCAGGAAACCAGACAGCAAGTTTAAAATCTTTACAAGGTATTAGTACTTGGGTACTTGACGAAGCAGAAGAACTAATAGACGAAAACACTTTTGACACTATAGACTTATCTATTAGGGAAAAGGGAGTACAAAACAGAATAGTATTAATATTAAACCCTACAACAAAAGAACACTGGATATACAGAAGGTTTTTCGAAAGTAAAGGAATAGAAGCAGGTTATAACGGTATTAAAGAAGACGTCTGTTATATACATTCTACTTATTTAGATAATGAAGACAACCTAAACGAAAGTTTCTTAGAACGTATAAAGTCAATACAGTTAAACAACTTAAAGAAATATAAACATAAAATTCTAGGTGGGTGGTTAGATAAAGCAGAAGGTGTAGTTTTTGAAAACTGGTCTATAGGACAATTTAACCCTAACGGTTTACAAACGTCTTGCGGTATGGATTTCGGTTTTAGTGTAGATCCAGACACACTAACAGAAGTAGCTATAGATAAGAAACATAAAAAGATATATCTCAAAGAACACATATACAGAAACGGTTTAAAGTCACACGAACTAGCAACTATAGTATTAGACAAAGTAGGTAAGTCACTTATAATAGCTGATAGTGCAGAACCTAGACTAATAGAAGACTTACGACACGCAGGCGTAAATATTAAACCAGTTAAGAAAGGAACTATTGAAAGTGGTATAACAAGAATGCAAGACTACGAACTAATTGTAGAACCTAATTCGACGAATATAGCTAAGGAATTAAACAACTATATATTTTCAGATAAAGCTTCAAAACTATATGTAGACAACTACAACCACGCTATCGACGGAATAAGATACAATGTAATATACCACTTAGACAACCCTAACGCAGGTAAGTATTTTATACAGTAAACTAAAAACAACAAATTTATATTATATACTATGAAAGTAAGACTATTAAACGGTAAGAAGAAACTAAGTTTTAACATACCAGAAAGTTTTAACGAATTAAACTTAGGACGATACCAGCGACTTATGGCAGTTCTAAAGAAAGAAGACGACGTACACGAAATAGAAAAGGTAATAAGAATACTTAACTGTATAACAGACATACCTAAAAGACAACTGTACGGATTAGATATGAAGTCTATAGGTAAGTTAGGTAAACACTTAACAACGTTCTTAGAAACAACACCTACAGACGAACTAAAACACTTTATAGAAATAGAGGGTGTTGAGTATGGGTTTCACCCGAAGTTAGTAGATATGACCTTAGGTGAGTTTGTCGATTTAGAAACATACACGGAAAACTTAGAAGAAAATCTACATAATATTTTAAGTATCTTATACAGACCAGTTACAGCAAAGAAGAACGACAAGTACAGAATTGAAGACTACGAACCAAACGAAGAACGAGCAGAATTATTTAAGAAACATTTAACAGTAGAAGACTTTAACGGTGCTTCGGTTTTTTTTTACGATTTAGGAACGACACTTTTAATCAGTTCGAAGAAGTCTTTAATACAGAAACAACAGAAGAAACAGGTTACAACGAAGACGGACTAACGAAAAAATGGGGGTGGTACAATGCAATATATATGTTAGCAAACGAAAACTTTTTAAATATAGAACAAGTAGTAACTAAACCAGCTTACGAATGTTTTACATTTATGAATTATAAAAAAGACGTAAACGAAAAATTAGAAAATGAGTATAGACGCAATAAGATTTAAAAGTTACAATAACGTAATAGATACTTTAAAGTGTGTAGGTGAACAACACTTAAATATTCATACTGTAACAAGTGGTGACTTATGGGAATTAGATTTAGAAAAGAATACACTGTTTCCTTTATTTCATATTAACCCCGTAAACGTTACGGTAGGTATGAACACAAGAACGTTTAACTTTCAACTGTTTGTTATGGATCTTGTAGAACCAGACGAAAGTAACGAACAAGAAGTACTATCTGACTGTTTAGAAATAATGAACGACATAATAGCAATATATAAACACGGTGAAATACTATACGGTTACGACGCTGCAGCAGGTGAAGAACAAAGGTATTTTATAGACAACGACTTTACAATTGAACCTTTTACAGAAAGATTTGATAACGCAGTTTCTGGGTGGGTAATGTCTTTTTCAATAACAGTAGAAAACGAGTTAAACAGTTGTAACATACCTATAGACAATACAACAATATGTTCAAAATAAAAATAACAATATAAAAAAATTTTATGCCAGACTTAACAACAACGATTACAGAAACGGTTACTATTAACGGAACTAATAGAGGTTCTACTAATACAGTAACTACAACAGGTATTTTAGATACCTTAGAACGTACTATATCTTGTACACACTCACAAACTACAACTATTGCAGAATTTGGGGCTACACCACACGCAGCAGGTAGTAATATAGACAGAGATAATGTAAAGTATTTACGGGTTACTAATTTAGACGATACTAACGAATGTATGTTAGGAGTAGTAACAGGAGCTTCTAATTACCAAGTACGACTAAGAGCAGGAGCTTCGCACGTTTTATATAACGGTGACGACATAGCAATAGGTGAAGAAGACACTACACCAGCTTTTGCAGCTATAACGGGTGACTTAGCTTCTTTACAAATAAAACCTAGTTCATCAAATGACATACAAGTAGAATTATTTGTAGCTAGTGTATAGTGTTAGGTCTTAAATACGATAGTATAGAAAACTACTTAAAGTCTTACGGTAAGTATATTGTAAGACAAGCACGAGGTATATTAAAACAAAAAGGTAAAAATGTAACTGGTAAACTATCTAAGTCTTTAAGGTTTAAAATAACACAAGACAAAGAAGGTTACGATATTAAATTTTTAGCTTCTAAATATGCATCGTTTGTAAATAAAGGTGTTTCAGGTACTAAAGTAACTAGAACCTATATAGACGCAGACGGTAAAAGAAAACGAAGTCCTTTTAAATATAAGTCAGGTGTAGGTAATTCACCTAATATAGGTGCTATACAAACTTGGATAAACAGAAAAGGTATTAAAGGACGTGACGACTTAGGTAGGTTTATAAAAAGTAAAAGCTTAGCTTATTTAATAAGTAAGTCAATACAAAGAAAAGGAATACCAGCAGCAAGTTTTTATACTCAACCTTTAAGTTATAGTTATAAATTATTTAAAAAAGAAATGGTTAAACATTTTAAAGCAGACGTATTAAACGAAATAAAAACATTTAAGAAATGAGTTTAACAATAGAACAGAAACCTAAGTACAGACTTATACCAGCAGCTAGTAATATAATCTTTACAGTAAAAGACGACGTAACATCAGCAAGTAAATTTAAAATTAAATACACTGCAGAAGTTTACGTAAATAATAGAACAGCAGGTTTAACGAATACAGTTAATAGAATAGCAGTTTTAAAAGTAACCCCTAACGGTGTAGGATCAGGAATATTTGACTTATCACCTATATTACAAAACTATGTAACACCAGACTACGAAGGAGGTACAGTACATAATTCTTCTGCTATTTACTTTTCGCAATATAACGGTGTAGACTTTTCAGACAACACACCACATACAATACACCAAATAGACGACTTTAGTACAAATAGAAATAGTTGTAGGTTCTTTACTGTTAGGTTTAATGTAGAAGCTGCAGACAGTGCAACAGGTAATGTAACTGAACAATATAATTCTAACACAACAGTAGACGACTTCTTAATTTATAACGGTGTTCTTTACGATACAGATATTTTAAACTTAGATAGTAATAGTAACTTCGGTTATAATCTAAGTAAAGAAGGTTTTGTTTTGAATAGTAGTACAGATAGTTTTTTAAGTAACGCACCTAAAACTCAGTATTTAAGAACTACAGACTATTTAACTTTAAGTTTCTTTAGTCAGTACGACTGGGATTTTGAAGTAGGTACAGCGGGTGTACAATACCCTTCAGTAAGAAAAATAGAAATACAATTTTATAATAACGGTAGTACAACAGGTTCTTTGATAACTAAATTAATACAAGCTTCTTTCGGTGGTCACGCAGGTTATATGGGTGACAGTAATAATAAACTACAATTTGCAGGAGTAGGTACAGGTAATTTAGTAGGTTCAGGTGAAACACTACCGACTAACTGGGATTATTACACAGTTAAAGCTAAGGATATAGGTAACAATGTAATAAGTGACACTTATAACTTCTACAAGCAAGAAGAAGACTGTAAAGAATTTGAAACGATAAGGCTGACGTGGTTAAATAAGTTCGGTGTATGGGATTACTACAACTTTACGAAAAAGTCTGTTAGAACCTTTAATACTAAACGAAAATCTTATACACAAATAACGGGTACTTGGAACGAAAGTAAATTTAGAATAAACGGACATACAGGCGGTAAGAAAACTTACAATAGTTCTATAAGTGAAACTATTAAACTAAATACAGATTATATAACAGAAGCCGAGGCTATTTGGTTAGAAGAATTATTTATAAGTAATGACGTTTATATATTAGAAGAACGAAGTACAGATAATGCTAATCAAGGATATATGCGAAAGTATATACAACCCGCAACAATTACGAATAGTACACACACAAGAAAAACGAAGGCTAACGACAAACTTATACAATATACATTTAATTTACAAACTACGAAGACTAAGAAAACACAAAAAATATAATGTCAGTACAACTAATAGTATACCCACAAAATTACGAAGGTCAGTACAGCGTATATAGTACACCATTTTTTACAGAATATGTTAGTGACTACTCATTTAATATAGGAACTTTAGGCACGGGTTTTAGTGGTTCTGCAGGTAATATAGGTTCGGCTATAAGTAATTTAATACCTTTAAATATTTGGCAACAGTATAATATAACAGGCGGTTCTTTTACAAGTGCTAACCCCGCTACAGTTTCAAGTGGTAAAATAACTTTAGATAGTGCAAGTAGTGCAAGTTTAACAGGTGCTTATCAATTAATAAGTAATTTAACTATTGGATCGTCTTACGTTTTAAAAATAGAACGACTAGCAGGTACTACAGGTTTTGTTATACTAGGACATAGTGGTAACTGGACTGTAAACGGTACACAATACAAACCTTTACACTTTACTAACTTACCTAATACAGTAGGAACGCATACTTTTACATTTACTGCTACAGATACAGAACAAGTATTTTTAATAAACTACTCTAACGACGATAATACTAATTTAGAAATAGGTAGTGTATCAATTAAAGAAAGTGTAGCTAGTGCACCTACAGTAGATGCGTTTTCAGACGGTCAAGTAATACTAGACTTATACGAAGAAAGTAATATACCTTTAAGTTTATCAGTAGACAACTTTAAGAATGTAGCCGAAAAGTCACAAAGTTTTACTAAGGCTTTTAAATTACCATCTACTAAAAGAAACAACAAAATATTTTCTAGTCTTTACGACGTAACAAGGTCTGTAAAATCTGACATATATGCATTTAACCCGTACAAGAAAACGAAGGCTATATTAAAAGAAGACGGTTATACAATCTTTGACGGATATTTAAGACTTATAGATATAACAGAAAAAGAAGAAGAAGTAAGTTACAATGTAAATTTATACAGTGACACTATAACACTAGCAGACACTTTAAAAGATAAGAAATTTAAAGACATAGACTTTACAGAATTAAACCACACTTACGACAAAGCAAATATAAAATTAAGTCACTACGATAATAACGGTGTAGTTTTAACTACTGCTTTACCTACTTCTTCATTTGCTTATACAGCAGCTTTAGGAACTGGTAAGACAGACGTAATAAAGTACCCTTTTGTAAAATGGAATGGTAACACTTATTTAGATAGTGGAAACGTAGTGCTACAAAAATTAGAAGACGCATTTAGACCTTTCATAAATTGTAAATATTTAGTAGACCGTATAATAACAGAAGCAGGTTTTACTTATAATTCTGACTTCTTAGAAAGTACAGACTTTACTAAATTGTTTATGGACTTTAATTGGGGTGAAGGTATAACACCAGTTTACTTCAGTGACAAAATAAGAATAGCTTCTACTTACACTATACCAGACGGTTACAATAACGTTCAATATACTACTAATCAAATACCACCACACTACAACACTTCTACAAAGAAGTTTACAGCCGATCAAGATAACTTAACTTTTTCTGGCTATTTTAGTTTAACCTTATTACATACTGGGGGTGCTAATGAAACTGTACGAATGAGGTGGATACATAAAGACAGTGCAGGTGTTACTATAGCTTCAAGTCAAAACACACCAGTTATACAAGACACGGGGGGTGTTTACCCAGAATTACGAAGTAAAAGTTTTAATGTTACTTTAAACGATAACGACACTTTAGAACTACAAACCTTTGTAACTTCTAGTTCTTCTAATATAGACATATTACCAACTTATTACGACGCGGCGACAGGTATATCTTATACTTCGCAGTGTTCAGTACAAACTTCTAGTACAGCAACTTTAATAGAAGCTTTAAATATTAATAGAGGTGACTTAGGACAGTGGCAATATTTAAAAGGTCTTTTGACTATGTTTAATTTAATGATATTACAAGACAAAGACAACCCCGCTAACTTAATAATAGAAACTTATAAGTCAGTATTTATAGACGATAGTTTAAGTCAGTACATAACGCATAAAACACACGACTGGACTAATAAAGTAGATGTATCAGAAATGAAACTAACACCCTTAAAGCTAAAGAAAAGGGTACTGTTAGACTTTGTAGAAGAAAGTAGTGACTACGCAGCAGGAGTTTACAAAAATACATCTGGATATAAATACGGATCTAAAGAAATAGACGCAAGTACGTTTAATTTATTAGAAGGTGAAACTAAAGTAAGTGCTAAACCTTTTGCTTCTACATTTATAAAACCTATATTTGAAAACTTTACTACAGAAATGACAATACCAGTTATTTACGCAGGTAAAGACGACGGTACTTTCGAAGGGTTCAATAACAAACCCAGAATACTATATAACAACGGACGGGTTACTATGGCTTCTAATACTTATTATATACCAGCACAAAAAGGTTTAAGTTCTGAAAATCAAGATTCGTTCGGTCAGATGTCGCATTTGTCAGATATACCTACAAATTTAAACACTAAAGATTACCATTTTCATACAGGACAGTTAATAAGTTCTATAGGAAGTACACCAGTAGACAATTTATATAACGAGTATTGGTCACCATATTACGACGAACTATATAACCCAGACACTAAAGAAGTAAAGTTAAAAGTATATTTAAGTCCTTCCGAAATAAGCGACTTTAATTTCTACGACAAATGTAGAATAAAGAACCAACTTTATAGAGTTAATAAAATAGACTATAAACCTTACGAAATGAGTACAGTAGAATTGATACTAATATAATGGAATTTAAAAAAGACTTTAAAATAAAACCTCTTTTTGTAAACAACGAAGGGTTAGTAATATTTACAGACGGAACGAACGACGTACTACCTAATCAGTTAGCGTGTGAAGCTTACGGTTATAAGTACGACCAAAAAACTGGTACTTGTAATTCTTTTTTAAGAAACAATAAGTTAGAAGAAAACTTTTCTAACCTAACGAATAAAGTACAAGGTGCTAACAACAAAATACAAACTGGAGTACATAACACAAGTGTAGTAGGTCGAAATAATATAGTAAACGGTGAAAACGAAAACTGTTTTATAAGTGGTGAAGGTAATACTATAAACAACGGTATAAATAACGCTACTGTAGTAGGTGCTTACGGTAAAGCAATACGACAAGGTGAGCTTGTAAGAGGTGGTAGTACTGAAGATAAAAGAAACCAGTACCAAAGTTCGGTAGTACACCTTAGTTGTAACACTACAGACAACACCCCTACAAATATGGAAATAAACGACTTAACAGATGAGTTTATAAATACAGAAGCAAATAGTATTTTAGGTTTTGAAATATTTTTAACTAGGTTAGAAATAGGGGGTTCTTCAGGAACTGCAGGTAACTTTAGTTACAGACATATAAAAGGAGTTATTAGAGTAGCTAGTAATAAAGTGCCAACAATAGTTACTTTTAATACTCGAATACTTGGTAAAGACGGTTCTAACGGTAGTGCATCGGTAATAGACACAGGAGATAATACAGGCATTTTTACAATACAAGTAACAGGTGCAAATAACGTAAATAACATTTGGAACGCAACCGTTCATTTAAACGAAACGAAAACGAATATAGATATATCATAAAATGGCAGAAAAAGTAGAGTTAGAACTAAAAATAAAAGGAGGTACGCAAGCGGTCAAGACTTTAGGACAGTTAGAACAAGAACTAAGCAACGCAAGAGATGCTATTAAAGAAGTTGAAGTAGGAAGTGACGCGTTTAAAGAACTAGCGACAAAGATACAGAACGCAAGTTCAGAAGTAAAGACCTTAGAAAAACAAATGGAGGGGTTAGAACCTCAACAAAAGGCCGAAGCGTTTCTAAAAATGGGTGAGGGTATTGCAGGAGGGTTCGCAGCTGCACAGGGTGCTATGGGTTTAATGGGTGTTGAAAGTGAAGACTTAGAAAAGATACAAGTTAAAGTACAATCTGCTATAGCAATAGCACAAGGTGTTAGAATGATGTCTGAAGCAGCTTTAATGTTTACTACTGCTAAAAGGGTAGCAGTTGAAAAACTAGGACTTATAACGTCTAAAATAGGTACAGCAGTAGCTTACGGTCAAGCAGTAGCGTTAGGAGCTTGGGCAACAGTACAAGGAGTTCTAACTGGTGCTATTGCAGCTTCTTCAGTAGCTTTAAAAGTTTTAAAGTTAGCTATTATGGCTACGGGTATCGGTGCTTTAGTTTTAGCAATTATTGCTATAGGTGTAGCAGTGTACGAATGGGCTACAGCTACAGACAAAACAGCTTTAGCACAAGCAAATCTAAATAAAGAGTTAGTAAAAAATAACGACGAATTTATAAAAAATAGAGATTTACAAAAACAGTTATCACAAGCAAATACACAAGCAGAAAAAGACTTAGTAAAGTTGCAAAATACTTTAAATGAAAACACAGAAAAATTAAAGACAAATAGCGACGGATTAAATACTAATGCAGAAAGTTTAAAAAATTTAGGTGACAAAAGTAAAGAAGAACAAAAAATAATAAAAAACAATAGTAAAATTTTAGCTAAAAATTCTACAACGATACAAGGAAATATAACGGCGTTAGATAATTTAATTAAAAAGAAACAAGAAGAAATAGCACAAGCAGAAGAAGAAGAAGAAACGGCTAAACAAAACGAAGCAGACAGAAAACAAAGAAGTTCAGAACGTAGAAGTAGAAGAAAGTCAGAAGCAGCAGAACTATTACAATTAGAACAAGAACTTTTTTTAATGAGAATAGAAGACGAAAACGAACGAGCACAAGCAAAAATAGAATTAGATAAACAGAACGCTTTAGAAGGTGCAATAGGACAAGAAGAACAGATTTTACTTATAAAAGAAAAGTACAGACTTTTAGAAGAAGAACGTAAACAGGCTTTAGAAGACATAGAATTTGAAAAGTTAATAGCTAAGAACGACAAATTTAACGAAGAAAATTTAAAAAGTCAAGAAGAACTGTTAGCAAAAGAAACAGCAGCAAAAGAAAAGGAAGCAGCAAAACAATTAGAGTTAGACGCAAAGGTAGCAGCGTTTAAAGAAGGTTTAGGAAACCAACTATTTGGACTAGCAAAAGAATTAGGAGGTAAGAACGAAAAACTACAAAAGAGTTTAGCAATAGCAGAAACAGCGTTCTTTACGGGTAAGTCTATTATGCGAGCACTTGCAGACATACCAGCACCTTATGGAGTTATACAAGCAGGAATACACGGCGCTATGGGTATTGCACAAATTGCAAATATTAAAAGTGAACAAATAGGAGTAGACGAACCAGACACACCAGACAATTTAGAACCAGCAACAACGGGAGCGTTTAGTCTTGGGGGTGGTTTACCCGATCAACAAGCAGTTAAAGCTTATGTAGTAACAGACGAAATGTCGGACAGTCAAGCTCAACTTTCAGACATTAGAAGAAGAAGTACTATTTAAAAATCAAATATTAACGAACAACTTATATTATATAGTATATGAAAAAGAAAACAACTAAGATTACAGAATTAGTTATAGACGAAGAAAACGAAGCTTTAGCAATAGATGCTATTAGTTTAGTAACGTCACCAGCTTTAGAAGTAGACTTTGTATTTTTTGGTAAAGAAAAGAATAACTTAACCTTTGCGAAAGTAGACGAAGAAAAAAGGGAGTTAATAGCAGCAGCTTTAATACCTAATAAACAAATCTACAGATACGACGCAAATACAGACAGTGACTATTACGTATACTTTTCAAAAGATACTGTAAAGAACGCAGCTTATAGTTACTTAAAACACAACAATCACCACAAAGCAACATACCAACACGAACAAAGAGTTTCAGGCGTACTAACAGTTGAAAGTTGGATAAAGGAAGGTGACAGTGACAAAAGTAAGTTATACGGTTTTGATTTAGCAGACGGTACTTGGTTTGTAAAAATGAAAATAGAAAACGACGACCTTTGGAAAGAAATTAAAAGTGGAAATTTACGCGGGCTAAGCATAGAAGGCTACTTTGTAGACAAATTAGAAAAAATGAATAAGACATTTACAGACGAAGAAATACAAACTGCATACAAAGAACTACAAGCAGAAGGTAAAATAGAATTAACCGTAGCAAGTGATATACAAAAACAAATAGGTAAAATAAAGTCTGAAAGGAAGAATATAGATAACGCTACAAAGGCTTTTAAAAAAGCAGCAGACAACGCTTTAGACGCAAGAGAAGCGGGAGTAGATACTTTTCAGAGGGCAATGGCAATACGTGAAGACGCTATAGAAGGTGCTAGAGCTTTAGGACTTAAACCAGAAGAAATAAAAGGTTTTAAGGAACTAGACGATACAAGCGACTTGTTAAACAAAGAATATCAGAATTTACTAAAACTATTATAAAACAAAACAAAATGTATAAAGACTACGAAATAAAATTAAACGCTATCTTAGACAAGCACGGAGTACAGAAAGTTGAGTTAGAAAATATAAAACAACTAAAGGAAAATATAAAGATAGCAGAAAGTCTTATAAAAGAAGCTGAAAAGGCGGGTAATAAGTTTATGAAAGAAGAAGGTAGGTTAATAAAAGCATATTCTGAATTTATGAAAACAAGAAACGAATTAAACTACCACGCACAAAGAATTATACCTATGGATAACAAAGCTTTTGAAAAAGTAGCAAAAAAAATAGGAGTAGATGTTAGTAATATTAAAGAGTTAAAAGCTACTGAAAAATTACAAAAAAAACTAATGGAATACGTAAAGTTTTACGATAGTGTAAAAAAGTACGTAGCGCAAGTATAGTTAAAAATCAAATAGAACTTAAACAATTATATTATATAGTATAAAACAAAATTAAAATGGAATTAAAAACACAAATCTTAAAGGCTTTAGGTCTTAACAAAGAAGAAGTAAACTTAGAGTTTCAGGCTAAACTTATTGACGGTACTA